GCAATTAGAACACACCACATCACACTTGTTAATTTCTTCTTCCAGCGTTTCTAGACTGACGTGCTTAACTGCTGCCAGCCTAAATTTCTTTTGACCTCGTACATGGTCTAAATCCATTACCGTCCCGGTAGCCTTGTGGTCGGTTGCCCTTGACATTTCGGGACGAATGCACCGACAAGCAATCTTAGCTGACGTACTTCCCGACAACGTCACCGGCATCCGTAATGACACAGATGTACTTCACCGTATCGCCGTTCACATGGTTCACTTTCAGAGCCAGACCGTCGAACCGAACGAGGTTCAGCGTGACTGCTTCCACGCCCTTTGCCTGTCCAGCGGGCACAACCTGATCGTCTTTGGTGCCGGGGTTGTCAGATGTTGACGTACGCGTGTCGGTCGTACCTGTGTGAGGATCAATGTAGTCTTCTGGACCCTTACCGGTCTCATCCGTCTCATCGAACATTGACGGAGTGATAATCCCGCCGCTGCCGGTCAGGGCGGTTCCATTGCTCATGCCGCTGATGACACCCTGACGGACAGTGAAGTCGCAGAACGCACCACGCGAAATTGTGATTTGAACGTCAACGCCGTTTGTGACAACGTCGTTAACGCTCTTGCCAGACAGATTTGCTAGTAAAGACATGTGAAGCTCCTTTTCGAACTCGATTTTACATCAAAACTCACTCATGTAAATTGGCGTAAACGATGGGCGGCGCACCGCCAAGAGTCGGGTCAAATACCTTTGAATCGGCCCGCATGATTCCGGTATAGAGTGCCATGCCGTTTTCCACGTAGCCGGGAAGCTGCCATTGGCGCTTCACGACCATCTTCGAAACTCGTACGAACATATGCGCCAAGTCGCCGAATATGCAGAACGATCCATTAGCCTGCACTCCGAGCGAAGGATTGTAGGCGGGCAGAGACGGCGCAATATACACCGGCTTACCCATAATCATTTCCTTGTCCTTGTGCAGCTTTATCAGCGGGTTACCCACGGAGTCAACTGCCTTGCGTGTCATTTGGTAGACCGTATCGTTCATCAGCCACGCGCACTTAGGTGCCGCGCGGTGATATCGGTTCACGCTGAAGTAAACGTTCTCGAAATCGTTAAGAACCAGAACGCCGTTGCTTGCGGTGGTCACGCCGCTGGACCCCGCGCCTGTAAGCACGCCCTGTGGCGCGCCCGAGCCGCTGCCTGTCACCAGTGCAGCGCCGATGCCACGTGCGAAGCCGATGCTATAAGCACTCTGCATGAGCTTCATCAAGGGCTGGAATGAATCTTCTTCAAGCTCAAGGGTCGCCGGAAGGCTGGCCTTGAACTTGTAGCCGTTGAGAATCTTGCCAGAAATCGTGGGCAGTGGTGCGCCGCCCACTAGACCCGCGCCAATTTGCCGACCACTTTCAGCAACTTGCGTGGCCGCGAACGTGCTCATATCCCATCCGGGTATTGTGAACGGTCGTAGAGCAAAGTCAGGGCTCTCAATAAGCGTCACCACATCACTATTCAGGAGCGGGTCATATTGCGCCATGCCGTGAACAATATCGTCGTTAAATTCTTGCGGTACGAGCGCCCCGCCTTCGGCTTCGGCGGTGAAGGTGATTGACTGGGTGCCTTCCTGCAGTTGACGATTTTCTTTACCCTTGAAAAGATCGCTGAAGAAGCGGTCACATTCATCCTGCGCGCCTGGCGTCGCCGTGTTGAGTGCCTTGTTCTTTGCAAGCAGATAACTCAGGCGCGACTCGGCTTGCTTCGACAAGCCGCTACCGTCCGCTGACCTTTTTGTAATCTCGTCAGCTTCAGCAAGCACAGCAAGTTGTTCTCGCTGAGCAGGTGTTAGATATTTGGACATAGTCTTCTCCAATATTACAGAAATCTGTGACGGCTAGAATTCGGTATTCAGAACTGAGAGCTTGAACCGAAGTTCTAGATCTTCTTTTTCCTCGGATGTCAGCGGCTGCAAAGAGCGGTCATCCTTCGGAGCAAGCACGGTATCAAGATTATCCGCCATATCACCCTTTTTGGACATCCATCCCTTTACGGCTGTGACCAAGTCCTTGTAAAGTGGCGTGTCCTTGTCGGCAGCATGCGCCTGCAAGACCTTGACAATAGTTTTGTCCATGCGCTCTTCGGCATTCTCCGCGTTCGAACGGGCCGCCTTAGCAGCATCAGTTTCAGCCACTTCAATGCCGAACTTCTTGGCGGCTGCAACAATCTTGGCGTACACACCAGCTTCCTTATCCGCTGGAATGCCCTTATGTTGGCCCCACCGCGCCAGCGCGTTGCGGGCATGATCGGCGTCATGCACCGGGAACTTCCAAGTGCTGGTATCATTTGGATCGCCAACGAAAGCGAATGCTGACGCCGACAGACTTTTGCCGCCGACCATCTTGGTTCGAACATTACCGTCTCCATCACGCGTCTCTTGGTTCAAATCATCTTGAGAACGATTTGATTCGTGAAGGCTATTAGCTTTAGCCGACGCAGCCTGTGCCTTAGCAGAAGCATTATCGGCTTTTTCATGTGCACTCTTGGCGGCAACTCTCTCAGTTTCTGTTGTGTATTTAGAAGCCGCAGCTTTGTAATCATCCGACTTGGTTACAGCCTTCGCCGCTTCATGATGAGCGGAGGCAGCATCTTTATGGGCCGCAGCCTCTTTAAGAAGCCCGTTACCAGAAGCACTCTCGGCACTTTTTTCATGGGCAGTGGCAGCAGTTTTATGTTCTTCGGCTGTTTTAGCTCCCTCTCCTGGATGACGTCCACTTCCTGGCCCACCGCGATTTTCAGTAATACCCAATGCGTTGCGTAGGATTATACGTCGGGCAGCCTTAAGGCTGCGCTGATCTTCGTCCTCACCATCTTCAGGCTCGTTCTCGTCATCACCGTAGTAGACTTCGTGCGCTTTTCTCAGCTGATTCTGACATCGGCAGCCCTTGATCTCACAGTCGCCCATCGTCGCGGAACACTTCTCCATGCGGCCTGCTTCGGCAGCAGCAGCGTCGGCGGCCAACTTGTGGGCCGCAGCTTCATCGATATGTGAATCAGCAGCTGCGGTATGCCCATCAGCCGTCGCCTTATGAGAAGCAGCTTCCGCTGCGTGCGCGTCGGCAATCGCCTGCATGTGGCTTGCCTTCAACGCACGGATTTCACCGACCACAGACTTGCTACGTTCGGTCGGTACCCATTCTTTTTCAACTGGAACCGGCGTACCGAAAACGTAACCATCTGCGTCCGGATTTTGAGCATAAGGAATTTTGACATATTCGCCGTCATTATAGTAGTTGCTGGCGACAACGTAATCGTCATAGGTATCACAAATCCAGTATTTGCCACTGGAGCAAGGCTGACAAGCTGCTTCGGTGGTGGAATCGGCTGGAAATTTCTCAGCCAGACATTTGCGAATACAATCCAGCATTTCCTGAACACTCTCATCTCGCTTCTCGACCGACTTCTTCACACGCTTTTCTACCAAGTTGCTCATAATGCTCCTGATCTCCGGCGTAAGGAATTCGTCGGCGCGGGCGTTGACGCTAGTGTTCTCATATGCAGGGTGGGTTACCGCCGAAACGTCAAACAAACGAACGTTCTTAAGCGTTCGGGAAATGAACCAGTTACCGCGTTCATCCTTCGCATCCTGCCAATCGTCACCGTCATCTCCTTCTGGCTTGAAGGCGAACGAACACTCATTTATGTCACCGCGCTTAATTGCAGCATGAAGATCTCGGTGTGCTTGCTGATTGGGGTCAAGCTGACAACGGAATGAAAGCCCTTTGTCATCCTGCGCCAAAGTCAATGTGCCCGACGTGGTGCGACCAAGAACTCGGCTGGCATCGTGATTGAAGAGGCATCGGACATCCGGCTTGCTGGCCAGCGCCTTGGTGAATGCGCCCGGTGCAACGGTCTCTCGGAAGCCTCCGAGATCTTTAGATTGCTGGCCGAACCGTGCAGCGTAGCCCTCAATAACCATTTCCTCGCCTTGGCTGTTTCCACCGAGTGCGGCTCCAACTCTCAATTCGGCTGCATAACGACGTTCGATAGACATATATTGCTCCCTTATTTCAGAAATCTGTGACGCCCCTCTTTGAATATGTGACATGTGCCAATACTCAAGATGCCCTTCGTGCTCTACCTGAATCTTGTCACCGACAAAACCCTTGACCACGCCCTTGCTGCCAAATATACTCTTGACTTGGTCACCAACACGAGTTCCTAACTTGTGGTCCGCCGCCAATTCATTTGTTGTGACGATATCCGGCGCTTGCCCAAGATTTTTCGGATCATGGCCCGCTTGCTTCACATGATCGGCTTCGTGAGGGCTGCTCTGACTTCCGCTTGCAAACTTCCCGTCCGGGTCGCGCGGCTGATCCTCGCTGAAACGAAGAGAAGCGGTTGGGTCAGAAACCTGCCCACCATCCTCGCTTTTCTTTTCGCCAGCTGCTGATGCTGAGAAGCCGGGACCGTCCGAGCTTACATCCCGCTTCTTGGCGTCGGCAGCCTTATGCTTACTCACTACGCCATGAGCGTTCATAAAAGCCCAAGATTCAGCATCTGCATCAGATTTCTTGTCGGCTTTCGCAGCAGCGTAAACGCTATTCCAAACTTCTGCGAACTGCGCTGCATACTTCTTTGGCACGTTATCTGGAACGGTATCAGCAGTATAAGGCACAGCTTTCCCTCGCTATCTCACGTATGTGTGACGGGTTGCTTTTTAACACCACTCTATTTCTCCGTTCAGGTTCCGATATGCTGTCGGCCCGTCCTTAAGCACGCCCGCGCCTTGTGCTTCACCGCCACCTGATGCAAATTTACCGTCTGGGTCGCGGGGCTGGTCCTCAGAATAACGCTCTTCAATAAGTTCACCCTGCGGACCACGAAGCGTAGCCATCTCCTTGGTCTGCTGATCAAGAGAACAACCAGCTTCAGAGCGAGGCTCCACCGCTGGAACCATTCTGATTCCATCGTAGACCAAAGTCGAAGAATTCGAATTATATTTTGTTATTCTCATTTAGAACACGCCATCCTGCGAAAGTTTTATGTGACGAACACCTTCCACGTCCTTTACACCAATCACACGAAACTTTCCTCCAGTAATAACTTCTTTGTCATCCTTATACTCGGACAGACCTCGTGAGCCAACCACAATCCCTCCTGTTGGTCCATATAGACCATCTTTCGTAACAGTAAGTATAACTGATTGCATGCCGGGCTCACCCTCCAAATTCATTTTTTCTCCAGTAGAAAAACCAGCAGCAACTGAGAGTACTGTAGAAAATGAACTAGGCATAATCTGCACGTTATCGCCAGACTTCCAATTAATAATCTTGTCTGTCTTATCAAGAAACATTCCCCTGTAAATCTGTCGTCCCGTTATTTCGTTTCTTATACCCAACACTATAGGGTTCTCTTCAGGACGCCCCTCGCGTATCGCGGTCTCAGCTCGCTCCCCTTCAAAATCACTTGTTTCCTGCCATGATTTAAGAACATCTGGTAGTGACTCCTGAGCAACTGCCTCAATTCCTAACTCGCCTGGGGTTTTTTCTCCACCACCCGACGCAAACTTCCCATCAGGGTCGCGTGGTTGATAGAAGGAGTAGCGAACCTCTTCAAACGGACGCCAGTCGCGCTTTCCAAAAAGCTCAGCCTCCATGTCATACAGGGCTTGATGCTGGGACATCAATCCAAATTCAGCAGCCGTAGCAGCACCCCTCTTATCGCCCCTATCCCAAGACTTCTGAGCATCGGCCATATGTGAATTGCTCTCTTCAATCAAGCTTTTAACGCTCATATACGCGCTGCCTAATGTCTTTCTATTGTCCTTTGCATATTTAGCAACTTCATTCGTGAGAGAAGGCACGCGCGAGAGCAGCATCTTGGTGGCTTCTTCTTCACGAGTAGGAGTCATCCGCAGCGGATGGTCACACACAATGTCATGTGCCTCCAAGAGACTGTTGAGTTGTTTACGAGCATCAACGATCGCGCCGACGCCCGATGCAAACTTCCCATCAGGGTCGCGAGGCTGATCCTCGGAATAGCGATTCTCAAGCACCTCGCCCTGCGGCCCCATCATAAGCTCCATCGCGCAAGCTTCTGGGAACTGCTGTCCGCCAAGTGGACCGTAGCCGATGCCGAGCCTTTTCCAATCGCCTTGTGGTGCCGCCTTAATCTTTTCCTTCTCGCGGCAGGAAGCACCGCCGCCAGCATCAACGAAAAGCTCAATAATGTTTTCTCGCTCTGCCAGACCCGTAGTAGTTCCACCGGCAGCGGCACTGTCTGGCTTCACCTCATATGGATTGCCATGCTCGTCGAAAGCGGTAGAGCGCTTGACAAATTTTCCCTTATCTTTATCCCACTTATGCGGCTCGCCTGTTACTGAATCAACTTTTTTAAAGCCGCCCGCCCTGTCCAATTCCGTTTGATTGAGAAAGGCCTGGTGCGCCACTCTAACAACAGCGACTTTTTCTCCTTTAAGGATGTGAGTTGCTAATCTGTGATGGCCATCTGTTATGTAATACTTTCCATGAACTTCAATAACCTGAGCCTTGGCCTTATTACCCAAATCCTTGCCATACATCCACTTCAGAGTATCTGTATCTAAATCACTTTGTGTTGCAATCAAATCCTTAAGTGGTAACTTCATTTCCTGAAATTTAGTTGGCCCAAAATCTTCAAAGGATAGTGAAGTATGTTCAAACACTTGACTTGTTCTATCTATTCCAACCCAGCGACCTTTCTCGTCGCGCGGCTGGTCCTCGGAGAAACGCTTCTCCTCGTCCATGAACTTGTCGCAGAGCTCACACATTATGATTTCTCGGGCGCAAAGGTGATTAGCAGTTCTCGCCTATCGGGATTGAGATAGCGGTACGTCATACCTCCGCCATCCTTGAGAGACGATACAAATATAAATCCGTCGTCATATGCTTCCTGCATGGCACTTCGCACTTCCTCTGGATTGGAAAAACGCTTTGCTGTCTTACCGGAAGCCTGTTCGTTTTCCGTAGTCGGAGATGCTCCCGCAGCAGCCGGAGCCGCCGCTTGGAGCGGATGTCCTAGCTTCGCCATCATCTGCTCGTGCTTGTTACTTGCGTTAGTGGCTTCCATAGCGTGTCCATGCGCCTGTTCGGCGGTTTTCATTTGGAGGTTCGTAGTCGCCTTCGCTGCATCAGTCTGCACGTCGGCAGTATGTGATGCAAGCTCTTTCTTCGCGTCAAGGTCCAGAGCACTCTGATCTTTCGCGCCAAGCTTTTGCGGATCGCCAGCGTCCTGCATGTTGATCGGCTGCCAGAACGTTTCTCCTACCTTCTCGTTCTCGACCGGATTCATATCCTCCAGTTCGAGAATCATATTCGTATTCAGGAAGCCCCACTGCTTGCCCTGAGAATAAAAAGCGCTTCGAGAAGCCGCGTCTGGATACATCAACTTCCGAACATCAAACTTCACAAAGTACTTTCCGGCGGGGCGCCCCATGCTTGGGAACAGCTTACGAGCTAGTTCCTGCTCAAAACGATTCAACCAAGGATGCAAACAATACAAAACAAACTCGATAGAGCTCTGTTCCACATTTGACTTGCCGCCCTTATCAGAGGCAGCCACCATATGCGCCGGGACGCCGAATATAGCACAGATTTCTTCGCGCTCATACTTCCGAGTCTGGAGCATCTGGCCTTCTTCAGGGGTCGCGGCAATCTTCTCGTACTTAACTCCCTGCTCAAGGACTGCTACCTTGAACTGGTTCTCGCCGCCGTGGGCTTCAGCCCATGATCGGCGCAACGTGTCAATTGCCTTATCCTCCAGCTTGTTGGGCAGCGTAAGTATACCTGCCGGACGTGCACCGTTGCCGAAGAACTTTGCTCCGTACTTCTCAGTAGCCAGCGCCAAGCCGAACGCCTGCCGGGCTAACCACACTGTAGATTGTCCGAGCCTGCCGTCCAGTGTAAGGCCGGGCACATGGATCATGTTCTCCGCCAGCACCAAGCGGCGCAGTCCAACGTTCTGCTGGGTTGGATTCTGATCAACCACAAAACTGGATGAGTCCATCAACTGATCGGACGTCTCGAACATCAACGTTCCAGCAGGAAGCAAATCGCCCTCATAGATGAGTGGCTTCAATATTCGTATTGGACGCGTTCGCGCCGGATTGCGCGGCCATAGAGCGACTATCTGCCCAGCGTTGTTTCGTTGTATCTCCGTATAGGTATTGCCCCAGAGTAAGACATGCGCCATCAGGGTCTTGAAGAAGACCGCGCTGGTCATTTCCGGATTTGGCTCAAGGTGCATAAGGTCATAAAGTGGACTATCGACAGCGACAGTCTTACTTGAACGACCTGCTATGGTAGCTCTCTGGTAAACGTGAACCGGAAGCGAGGAGACGCCGTCTGATATAACCTGTACGCAGGCAAAAACAGTGCCTACTTGTAACGCAGTAAGTTCACTGACGCGTATGCCCGAATCTGTGCGACCTCCGTTGAAAATATCTAAGCCGCTTGTTACTCATGCATACTGCACGGGACTGGTCATTTCTGCCAGCCTCTCATAGTTACTATTTCTATGAGAGCAGACTATTGCATCGCACTTGCATGCGCCTTCTCGCTTAGTCGTTCAGGCTGCCATTTTCGGCTTGCCCCTCGTTGGCATTTCAGCGTTCGAGTCAATCAGAGAAGGTTTAAAGTGACCCTGCACCCTTTCGGGTAAGCCACTCCGCCGGATACGACAACCTAATTTCAATCCAGCGATAGAACGCCCTTGTCAATTAGGCGTTTGTGGGTTCTCCAAACTTGTTCGTTGCTCAACGTTACCAAGTGCCGCGTTGTACATACGATTAAGCCAACCCATTTGAATGTCTCCTTTCTGTCTATATCGTATAGACACTATCTATACTTACAGTGAAGTGTTACGACGACGTGCCCGCTGCTTCTGCCGCCACGCCTCGGAAGGAACCCAACCGCGCTTGCTCTGGCTTATCTTTATTTTTGATTCTTCTGTATGATGCTTGCCAAAGAACGGGTTTCCCTCGCCAGAAAAAGCAATTGCGTTTGCCTCATACACAGATGTAGGGCACGCTTTGCCCCTACGACCAGCAGACATTCTCTGTCGTGCCTCTGGCGTGTTTCGCTTACCAAGGTTGCCGCGAGTACCCACCTTCCCAAACATGGGGTTCTTATTGCCTGTGAAGGCAATGCTCAACTTCTTTCGGGTTTCTTCTGCTATTCCGAAGCCACCCGGTGACATGTTATATCCAACGGCGTATTCTGTGCTTCGCAGTTCGGCAATCCATTTGATTTCGGCAGCATCAACTGTCTCACGGTCACAGCTTTCAAGTTCACGTATGGAAAATGATACTTGTCCGTGCTTGCGGATGGCCTGATGAAGTCGCATCTCACTTCCGGCACGAGCCGCCTCAAAGTGCTCCCGAAGCCTGTTGGATAGGACGCCACGTGTCTGCCCCACGTAGTACTTGCCGTTGACTTTATTTGTTATCAGATAAATAAACATTCACTTCCCCGTTCGCATCACTACATGCTTTTCCTGCCCAACGTCGGGGCAGTCACACTGGTCGACAGCCTTATTACAATCCACGCAGAACGCTATAGCCCAATTTGGATGACTGGCAAGCGCGGCCAGCCGCTCATTGATGTCGGGGCACGTACAATACGCCACGTCCTTTTGGCATCTTATACAAAACATGATTATGATCCGCCCGCACATAGTTTTCTTATATGCTCGCTTTGCTCAGCAGGCGTCATACTCCGCCCAAGTCTTATTTCCTCAAAGCGAATCGCGCGTGCGGCGTTGAGGTTGAGCATTGGAGCATCCCACCGAGAAGGATTATTCTTCCATCGCGAATCGGCGTCGGGCTGCACACTCCCTGTAAGGTCGTTGGCTTCCATTCCGATAAGGATGTGCTCTTTGCCGAGGCATTCGCTGTCGCCGCCTGTCATCTTCTTAAACACCCGAACTATTTCATTCGCGGCACTAAACGCCATAAAGCACTCCTTAGTCTCTCCGTCAAGTGTGACGGCCTATAAAAAGATTATTCCTCTTTCCGAATAGACCGAACCAGTCTGGGCCAGCGTCGGGTCCGCACAAACACGGGCCAAGGCCATAATGACAGCTACGATACCATCTATCTTTTCCTTGGACTTCTCTTTGTCCGGCTTGATACTGCCGGTAGCGTCTGTAGTGGCCGACACGTTCCCGGCGTTCCAAGATAGGATTGGATCGCCGTAGTGCTCTAGTCTCTTCCCCAGCACGATTCCCATAAGCTCCTTCATAGGCTCGCTCATAGTCTTGTAACCCATGCGACACTCCTCCGGCTTGAAACCATCCTCCTTGAGCTTATTCGCAATCCACTGCGCGTTCCACGAGTCAAAGGCTATGTCGTTGAACTGATAGTCCTTGCGAAGCTCGACGATTTGATTGTGGACAAACTCGTGATTGATTGTGTCGCCGGGGCACGTGTTCAGGTAACCCTCATTCTTCCACACGTCATATCGCACACGGTCCTTCTTCACACGCTCTGCGATACGTCCCTCCGGTACCCAGAACCAAACCAGCACTGACCACTTCGGGTCGGCGGGGCTTACCACCTTCTCTTCGAACTCAATGGGTACTCGGAACTGAATCTGCTGGCGCGTCTGTGGCTTAGGAATTTTCTCGACCACCTCCTTTATTGGAGGGAACACAAGCGCGAACGCCGTTAAGTCGATCTTCGCCGACAAGTCAAGTCCGCCGATGCAAATACGTCCCTTCAACTTCTCCATCGCCGCAAGACGTAAATCTTTCGGACTAAGAAACGTACCGGCGGCATTGCATTGCGCCCACTTCTCCGGCGGCATCCATCTGATCTCTTGGTTTGTCCAGACATTCAAATGCTTGCAGAGAAAGCTGTTCAGAGCGGTCGGATCAACTTTAGCCTTCGCAGCAGCCTCGCGCAAACTATCCAACTTGACAGTGACTCCAAGACTCGGGTTTGCCTTGAGCCAGCACGCTTCATCCTCCCAATTGTCTCCTCCCTTGCCGTCCTTGTCCGCGTCGTCGATGCACGCTATGAAGGCGAATATGGCATCGCCATCCTTCGCGGACATGTTTCCTACCAAAATGTTCTCCATGACCTTTCGCTGCGTGAAACAGAAACTTTGCGTATCATAGCCAGCTGTGGTAATAGCAATACAGAGCGCTTGCGTCCGAGACACTGTCGATTCCTTAAATGCATCATAAAGTAGGCGCGTGGGATGCTGGTGAAGCTCGTCAGCAATTAAACAATGTGTGTTCTTGCCATCAGCGGTTCCATAATCGGCTGACTGCGGTTCGAACTTTGACGCAGTCTCAAGCACGCTCAGGTTGTTTCTATATGAAGCCACTCGGCTGGCAAGGTAGGGCGACTTCTTACGCATGCGAACGGCCTCGTCGAATACAATCTTCGATTGATCGCGCGTTGTGGCGATAGAGTAAACCTCTGCTCCGGGCTCGTCATCGGCAACCATCATGTAAAGACCAATGCCGGAAAGAAAAGTAGTTTTTCCGTTTTTCCTAGCTACTTCAATATGAGCTTCGCGGAAGCGACGCGTCCCGTCGACCCGCAGAAAACCAAAAAGATTAGCGAGAATGAACGTCTGCCAAGGCTCAAGAATGAATGGCAGGCCGCCACCCTTGCCCCACTCACCCTTGCTGTGGCGCAGCGTGCCGAAGAAGTCAACCACATGCTGGGCTCGTTTTCTATCAAAAGTGATCCCACGCTCTGGCCCATACTTTAGGTCTTGTATGAAGCGCTTTGCTGTGAGTTTAAGCAGCTTCCCCGCCACAATAGTTCCGAGTATGACGTCTGTGGCGTACTTTACAGCCACTTTATAAGCGTCTATGTGGGGGGCGGAAGGAGGGCGTACGACGATATTAGACATGGTCCATTATCCGTTGACTTCAGTCTTTACGAAACCTTTGATGCTTGTCGTTCCGACGCTTACAGCACCACGCGTCTCAGGTGGTTTTCTTTTTTTGAAATTTTGGAGCTGGCAGAAGGCCTCGAACCTCCGACCTGCTGATTACAGATCAGCCGCTCTCCCTACTGAGCTATGCCAGCTTCTTAACCCCGGCGCATCCTTACCCGCCGTCCTACATCCCGCTTTCGCTTATGTAGCGTGCGCGGTTGTCAGTAGCACCGGGGCTCGTGGTAATATCTAAAAGTAGGGGCAGGAGTCCCAGCTGATTCTCGGAGATGCGACTCTCCTCATACCAACAGTTCGCATGGGCTCCCGCCCTGCTGTGACGTACTAACGCTCGTCTCTACGCCTTAACATCCATGATTTTGTCTACCCGCACTGGGCCAGTCGACAGCATCACGTAGATCAATACGCAAAATCGAGTGCTTTCCGATGCACAAACTTATTGTTTACGACGCACAATTCAATTTATCAGCGTCTCGTCTATCTGGGACAAGTCAGGCTCATCATTCGATGGAATCGGTGACGAATCTCTCGGTGTAAATCCATCGTCAGGCTTCGGCCTGTCAATCTTGAGCTTCGTTCTGCTCGCGGGCGTCAACCCGAACTCAAGCAAATACAGCTTCATGTTTTTGCTGCATGCTAAGTAACCTACAAGCGCCGGATTTGGTTTGTTCTTATATCCGGCAATCTCTCCGTCCTTATTTACGATGGGCTCCTTCACCATCGGTTCAGCCAACGCCACATTGCGATACTTTTCCGCCAGCGCAGCGCTGATACACGCCTCGGCTAGAGCGATGCCGTCGACGATGGAAAGTACGCCTACTGTGGTCAGCTCTCTTACGAACACACGCCAGTGTCGCTTCGCGGCAGTGCCCATGCCTTTCGGCATTTCGGGCACGCCCTTCGGCGGCTGGGGCTCGGCGTCATTCAAAGGACGCCCACCGGGGTTTCCCTCCAGCAGTTTTATCGCAGTAGGTTTGGGTCTTCGACTCATGGCTTACAGAATCTGCTTCAGGCGCGCTTCGAATTGCGTGATAGCATCCTTCGCCGAAACAGTCTCCTTTGCCTCCCAAGCTTTTACGTCGTCAGCGATCTTCAAAGCGTCGGCGGCAATCTTAGCGCGTACCTGTGATTCTTTCGCGCGCAATGCATTCAAAAACTTCAGCCCGGCATCAACAACGTCTGCCTTTGCCTGTGCAACGTCGGCCTTCAAACTCTTGCGCTCGAAGTAAGCAGCAACGCATAACCCCACCAGCACAACAGCAACAACCTCAGAACCAATCATAGTACAACACCCCCAGCGCGTAAGGCGCGCTAGTATATCCACCACGTGTGACGGGTTTGGTTGTCCATTCATAATGAATAAGCAGAAATCATGGACAAAGAAAAGCCCCGGCTGGTTAGCCGAGGCTCATCATCTGCTATCTGGCAGGCTGCTTGCGGAAAACTTACGCCGCTGCTACCAGCTGCTGCAGGTCGGCCTTCGCCGCGTCGACCGCGTTCGTGGCATCAACGACTTTCTGTCCATATACCTTCTTCGCCTTGGTTGTTGCTTTCTCAATTGCAGTTGTGGAGCGCGCTTGGATGCGGGCAAGTTTCGCTTCCAGCTTCGTTAGCTCTTTCGCTGCCTTGGTGATGTCTGCTGTTGCTGTGGCCATATTGTTCTTCTGCTCCTGTTTTCCGGTTCAAGATTTACTGCACGTTCACATCATAGCAAAACGTGCACCTCATTGCAAGCTTTTTCTTTCAGCCTCCCTTCGTTTACGAAAGTCTCGAATTGCCTCCGGAATAGTCGTATAGGGTGTGCCAGGAGGATTCTTTGCAACCTTATAAGGCGTCAGGTCAACCACTCCCACCAGCTTAGGCTCGCGCTCTATATGACTATGCTTATAGCGATTGCACTTTTTACAAAGACGCTGTACATTTGCATAGCTGTGCGCTCCACCAAGTTTCATGGGGAGTATGTGGTCAAGTTGTGGTTCTGCTTCTGTTCCACAATGCTGGCACACTTTATCGCGCCTAAGGACGCACATTCTATTCACGCGTTCCCACGCCACTTTAAAGATGTGAATCCTTTCACCAATTCCTCTGCTCTCGCCCTGACTGTTTTTCTTGCTGCATGCCGGACATCTTCCAAGCCTTCCTCGTGCTGATTTGTGCGACCATTCATCTAGTCCGCAATCTGGGCATCGGTGTGCTGCGAATCTTGCTAAAGCTCGTTCGTGAAGTTCTCTCTTCTCGCGGCGTGTCTTTGACTCAGGAAAAGGACACTCCTTACATATAAAGAAATAACGCGCGGGAAGATTTATAATATTCTCACGAGCAAGAATGCGCATATGGCCGCAATCCAAAAGACACTCGTAAGCAGTATGTTTGCTTGGCGTGTTGTCGGTGCGCCTTATAACCAAAAGATTCAAAAATCTCGAATTGGTTAAGTCATCAGCTTCCCTTGACATATAGCTTAAGTATATCAGTTCATAACACGAAAATCAAGGAATTTGAAAACCTATCTGCCGTTGTGTGTGTGAACG